TTTTAATTAAAATTAAAGAAAATTATGATTATAATATTTTTGGAAACAAATATCAGAAGGTTACAAATAAGGAGTTATATCAAGGTTTTGGTGGAAATATAAAATAAGACACTCTTGAAACCCTACTCTAACAAGGGTTTCAAGAAATAGTTAAATTGCTGTATATGGTATAAAAAATACTATATAAGCGTTTGGTCGATACGCTAAAAACAAAACATAAAAATTAAAGAGCATTAAGTTGTAAAAATAATAAAAATATAACCCACAAACTTTCCTTACTAACTAAATCATACACAATTGGCTATGTTAGTAGAAAACTTTGCTTAAAATTATCTATCGAGTTTTGCCAATAGGACTTGAAGATAATTTAGCATGTATTATCGAAGTATCGCTGAAATATGCACTAAAGGTTATAGATAATACAAAATCTCAACTAAATCAACGTCGAATATGAGTAGTCTTTGGTCGGATGAAAGTAAAGAGACAAATATGCTGTTAGCACATGAAAAAATTGCCAAAACCTACGACTTACAGTAGTGAGGACTTGTGCTTGACCACAGCATATCGAACTAAATAGAGGGTAAAAGAGTAGACAGAGTAGGCGGTAACAGCCGAAATCTACTCTTCCATACTAAAATTGCTATTAAACTGTATTGGTCGATTGCAGTTTAGATATAAATAATAAACAACAATAAAACAAACTCCAAATTAAAAGGAGCATTAATATTATAATTTGAAACAAATCACAAAGAATGAAATGTCATACCTAATTTCCAAAAACATCATCAAGCAAACACACGGAAACTATGGAGATAATCTAGTCGTAATAGGAAAGTTCAGTAGCGGTAGACGTAAGCAACGCTATTGTACACCACCTGTATACAATCAACTCTTAAAACTAAAGAAAAAAGATAGATTAGAACAATATTTTAATCTAAATAACACTATATTTTCTCAAAACTACAGATTAGAAGGTATTGATAAAATCTATTATATCTTTGACTATGCAGTATTTGAAGATGAATCAAGAACTAAATTAAAATATCTAATAGAGTTTTACAATGGAGATTATTATGACAAATTTAAAATTGATTCTTGTAGTAATAATGGTATTAAGTTACTGAGAATTAAGTATGATGAATTTGTTAATATTGAGGAAGTTGTAAATAAAGTTAATAGTGAATGTGTCTCATGATAATATGTAATAAAAATAAATAGTAGAGGATTGGTTTATATTGCCCGATAAACCATATGTAAATTCAAATAAATCTAAACCATGCTTAGATACAAATATATTATTGCCATATTCTAAAGAAGTATTTACAACACTTGATAATATTCATTTATTTGGATATATTCTTGGTGAACTTGATAATTTGAAGAAAAATGGCAAAACAGAAGAAGTTAAATTCCAAGCCAGACGAGTCACCCGTGATATCGAGAAGTACAAAGACAAAATTACTTACATAATTGATGAAACTGATTATAATAATTTACCAACTTGTTTTGATAAAGATGTAATGGATAATAAAATTATTACACTTTTGAAGGAAATGTATAGTAAGGATAATAGTTTTTATGCTTTGAGTAACGATCTACTGTTTAGAGCTAAGTGTAAGGCACTTGATATTCCTTGTGAGAAGTTTGAACCTACAGAATTTGATGGTGAAAATTACACAGGATATAAAATATTAGAAATGTCAGAATATGAGTTAGCTAATTGGTATGAATCAGAAACTAAAGCAAACCTATGGAATCTAAATATCAATGAATATTTATTGCTAAAAGTTAATGATTTAATTGTAGACAAACAAAGATGGACACAACAAGGATTTAAAGGCATTGTGAAAAAAGACTTTAAAAGCATGATGTTTGGGAATCTAAAACCAAAGGATATCTTTCAAGAACTATGTATTGACAGTTTACATAATAATCAATTTACTGCTATTACAGGAAAACCAGGAAGTGGGAAAAGTCTTTGTAGTTTAATGTATATTATGTGGGCATTACAATATCAAAAATATGATACTTGCGTAGTAATGTATAATCCTACAAAAGTACGTGGTGCAGTTGATATGGGATATTATAGTGGCAATTCCATCGAGAAAGGTTTCCAAAATTTCATAGGTAATATGCTTATCACTAAATTTGGAGATAAAGGCATTGTAGATAATTTAATTACACAAGATAAAATTAGATTAATACCTATGGCTGATAGTCGTGGAATGGAAATAACAGACAATCAAATTCTATATATAACTGAAGCACAAAATACTACACCTGACTTAATGAAACTTGCTTTATCAAGATGTAGTAAGGATGCAAAGATAATAATTGAAGGAGATCCATATCAACAGGTAGACAAGGTTGAATATGTTGGTAAGAATAATGGATTGCTCAGAGCAATAGAAATATTCAAAAATGAGGATATGTTTGGTTGTGTACATCTTCCTAATGTGTGGAGAAGCAGAATGGCAGATATATCTGATAAGATGTAATAAATAAATAATAAATTATATTATGTTATTTTTGGGATATATCATGTCGTGAGACACATCTCTATCCCTCTTTTTATTAAATTAAAGGAGTGAAGATTATTTAATGAAATTTGGTTAGTGTAAATTAGATATTAGTAAAATATAAAATAGTTAATAACAAATAAAAACACGGGTCTGGTACAAAGTACGCAGATACTATTAAAGAAATAAAGGGGATATATTAAAAATGGCAAACACAAAAGAAATTATCGCACGTATGGCTCAAATCACAGAAGGTACTAAAAAAGATAGTGAAAAGCAATTAATGGCATTTCTAAAAGTATTAGAAGATTGCGTTGAAAATAAAGAGGATGTTAAAGTTAGTTCTCATTTTGGAATGAAAATCGTAGAACGTGCTGGCAGAACTGGTCGTAACCCACAATCTGGTGAAGTAATTCAAATTGCTGCTAAGAATGCAATTAAGACGACTATTTATAAGTCTCTTAAAGATAAAATTGTACAGTAATTAAATCATCAATCTTGTATCGCACAGTAAGTCCTTATATTTAAAAGATATCTTTAGATATAAGGCAAAGCGATGCATTGCAATAATATTTGAGCGTAAGGCAAATTTTTTAATACAAATGATAGTTCACAATAATAATTAAAATAAAATAAAAAGGTGGCAAACAAAAATATGTCAATAATAAACAATAAAAAATTCTGTCCAATCTGCATAAAACGTGGTGGAACCTGTATGTGGGAGGATAAATTATATAAATTAAATGGAACAAAGAAAAGTCCTATTGATCTTGATATTACTGTAAATGGTTGTGGTGCATTTTTATTTGATGAAACTGTTGAAGTTGAAGATTTAACTGGAGATAATGAGCAAGAAGAACCTGAAGATGAAGAGTAATTAACTGAATTAAATTTTATCTAATATAAATTCCAAAAAGCATGTCGAGCGACAGCTAAAAAGAAGGAGAGATTTTTAATGAAACCAACTAATAATGTTAAAAACTATCTTGGTGATGTCAAATGGGTACTATATCAATACATATGTGATATGAATAGTGAAAATATCACAATACGATGTGGTAATTATGCTCTAAATAAACTAACTCCTATGGCTGGAATTACATCAACTTCTAATCATGACTTTATTCTAAACCTAAATGGAGAAAAGGTTACAATTTATCATGTACCAGAATTAGATAAAAAACAATTGATTATTTCTAATCATAATTTTGTTAAAAATGGAGGATTTAGTCAAAAAGATTTACAGGTAATACATCCAAATGATGTTGTATTATATTTTGCTTAATTATTAGTAAATTATTAATAATAGGTTACAGATATGATGAATTTGGCGATTCATTGGTAATGATATATTGATGTGTCTAGTAACACCTCATACTTACATGCTCATGAGAGCAATCTTTTATTTCCCTCTATAAATTGTTGTGGTGATGATTCTATGAAAATTGCATAAGCCAAACAGCAACAATAAAAACTTATTTTAGGGTTTGATAAAATTAGGTCAACGTGAGTGTAATTACGAACCTTCCCTAAAATCATGTGCATAAGTTATTAAGTTCTTGAAATACAGGCATTGCTCTGATAAAGAGTATGAGGTTTTTAGATGCACAATTATTAAACAATTCCTCTCATCACCCATTGTTTGTTCTCTATGGCGTTAATCACAGTTTATTTAAACTTAGTGATAGAGACAAATGGCATACTGCAATGAGACTGATGAAATATATGAGTATGCCAAATTACAAATAAGGTGGGTTTATAGGGGTAGACTCACCTTCATATTTTAAACCATTGATATTTTATGACTTAATAAGATGCAATACACATCTTAGCGACATGAGAACAAAGACTGAGATAGACTACGGTTAATATTTCAGTCTCTCATGTATATATATGGGTGGATAGGATAGTTGAAAAACGCAAGTCCAGCCACAACAAATTGAATTGAGTTAATTACTCTAACAAAGAATAAAAAATTAATAATCGAAAGAAGGAAATAATAAATATGTCTAATTCACGATTGATGGTAGAAGCAACCTATTATTAATATAATATGTTTTTTGTGTTATTAATTATTAAATATTCAATAACAACAATTTTAGCTAGTAGAAGGTGATGACCTCATGAACCATCATTAGAGATAACTCGCATCTTGCTTCTACTAGTTCTATATTCTTATGGGCGAGTAAATAATAAGAAAGCGAGGAAAAAATGTAAGTGTTAATAAATAAAACAGTAATGATTAAATGGCGTAATATGAATAAAGATTATTACATTAATAAAGGTTATTTCTATACAAAATTAGGTGATGAATTTGAAGTTAATGTGGAAGATTTATTAGATAAGTCTGCGGTGTACGTTGATGTAAAATGTGATAATTGTGGTGAAGTAATTAGAAATGTAACATGGTATAATTATAAAAAATATGTACATGATGATGGAAAGTATTACTGCCAAAAATGTGCTCAAAAGTTATTTGGTTTTAAAAAAGCATTAAAAACACGATTAAAAAATAGTAAATCTTTTTATGAATGGTGTTACTTAAATCTAACAAAAGAACTGGCTGATTGGATATTAAGTAGATGGGACTATGAATTAAATAACTGTAACCCACAAGACGTCAGTTTTAATTCTAAGGGCATAAATAAAAAAGGTTATTGGTTTAAGTGCTTCGACCATTTGGATCATGAGTCAGAACAAAAGAATATACAAAGTTTTGTGAATGGTCATAATGGTAGTATTACGTGCAATAAATGTAATAAGATTAGAGTAACAAATCCAGAATTAATTAAATTACTTGTAAATGAAGAAGATGCTAATAAATATTCTATGGGATCAAATGATAAAATTCCTGTTAAATGCCCTATTTGTAAATATGAAAAAGAAAAATCTATTTCAAACATAATTAGAGATGGTGGAAATATTTGTTGTCCAAGATGTTCAGATGGATTACCATACCCAGAAAAATTTATGTTTAGTTTTTTAGAACAATTAGAAACTGATTTTATAATACAAATAAGCAAAAATAAATTAAAGTGGTGTCAAAATTATAGATATGATAATTACATAAATAATATTAATTGTATTATAGAAACTCATGGAAGACAACATTATGAATTATCAGGAATAAAATGGAGAACATCATTAGAAGATATTCAAAACAATGATAAAGACAAAGAAATATTAGCAAAACAAAATGGTGTAGAAAATTACATAATAATAGACTGTCGAGAATCTAATTTAGAGTGGATTAAAAATAGTATTATGCAATCTAAATTACCTGAATTATTAAATTTTAAAGAATCTGATATTAACTGGTTAAAATGCCATGAATTTTCCTGTAATAGTTTAGTTAAAAGTGCTTCCGACTTATGGAAAGATGGAATTAATAGTGCTTTACAAATATCAAATATATTAAAAATAGATAGAAACACAGTGTCAAATTATTTAAAAAGAGGAGTTGAATTAGGGTGGTGTGATTATGATCCAAATGAAGAATTGAGAAAAGTAGGTATTTTAATGGGAGGACATAACGCTAAGAAAATAATATGCATAACTACAGGAGAAATATTTGACAATCAATATCATGTTGCAAATAAATATAATATAGATCAGTCTAGTATTAGTAGATGTTGTAAAGGTGAGTATAAATCGGCGGGGAAACATCCAGATACAGGTGAGAAACTAGTTTGGAAATTTTATAACGAAGGAGAATAAAAAATAATGACAAATACACAAAACGCAATTTCACTAAAAGAAAGCTTTAGAATTCTTACTTTTATTGATAAAACAATATCTTCTCTTACATCTTATCTTTCTAATAAAAATAATTCTATCTCAGTTAAGGAAATGCATTTTAAAGAGAAGTCTAACCCAGAGGCCAAAGACGAAGAGCTTGATATGACTACTATTAGGGAATACAAAGACGCTTCTACTGTTGATATTATACAACTTGTAAAGATGTTAATATCACAAAAAGCTAAATTAGAAATTGCTGTGGAAAACGCTAAACGTACTTTAATAATAGAAAGTGATATTAACAAATTTAGCTTAGATTCTGCTATATCAAATGCAAAACAATCTAGAAACTTAGCTAATGTGTTAGACAATCTAATTAAAATAAAATCTGAAGAAACTAAGCGTCAAGGACAGGCTTTTCGGTTTAATTTAAACCTTGAAGAAACTCCCTATCGATATGATATTAATGTTGTAAAAACTGTAGATTTTGATAAAGATATTATAAGTAAAAACTATAAGGATTTATTGAATATTACGGATAAACTTAGTATATCTATTGAAAAAGCTATGATGGAAGAAATTGTTGAATATGAATTTCCTTATAGTATTCACGATTCAACAGCAGATATTGTAGGGAAGTATTTAGAGAGTATTTAATCAACAAAATCCTAATTAACTATGACAATAATAAGGGAATTGCCTAACCACACTTCCCTTATTAAAACAACTAACCAGAAGCAAAGTAAGATATAGACTATTTTATATACATCTGGAATTAGATGTAAATTCAAATTGATACACAGTTATCAAAAAATGCATAATTATGTAGATTTACTTTACATAACTGGAAACATGAAGAACAAGCAGGTTTTACTTTAATAGTAAAAACAAGAAATCGCTAATCATTTTCATTAATCATAAAATCACTATTCGCAAATTCGATATGACATTATTACATTATAAAGCAAATACGATAATCGTTTCGTTAATCACTCTTTGATTAAATTAAAATTAAATTCTAAAATTTTATAGAAATATAAAATTGATATAATGGATATATAAAATTAGTCTCTTAGAGACAACAGGAACAAATAATAAATATTAATAATTACTCATAGAATAGTCTTATTTTGCTTGCTTTGGTTAATAAAATTATGTGGATACATTGAAGAAATACGAAAGTTATGATTCAATGTTGAAATATTAAGAGAATTACGTAAAGTTATTTTCCTACAAGAATTTAAATAAGGTAACTGCAATTAATTTAGTGGTTGCCTTCATATCAGACAGGATGGTAATGATGTTGTAAAGAATAAATCCATCTATCATTTCAAATAAGGAAGCAAATGACCGTCTCCCTTTACAATTTAAAACATAGGGTAGTGACCGACCACTAAGGAGGAAATTAATAATGACAACACAAGAATTTGAAAGATTTCTAATTTTATCAGAAAAATATAATCAAGAAACAATTGGTCATTTTGAAGACTATGAATATCATACATTAAAAAGTAAATTAACTAACATTCTATTTGACAATCAAGGAATTAAAGATAAAATCATTACAGATTTGAAAAATAATTTATATCTTACTGATATATTAAAATCAAGTGCATCTCAATCAGGAGAAATATTAAATAAGATTAAGATTATTAAAGAAACTTTAAATATATTAGAAATGTATGATTGGAAATTCATGCATTCTACTTATAGAACTGATGAAGGGAAACAAGTTGCTATTTGGGAACAAAATGGCGATGGTAAAATTCGAAATCATAAAATTTGGGATGTTAAGGAGTAGATATAATTTAATTATTTCATCTTAATGATGGATATAAAAGTCGTTTGTGTTTTAAACACGTTATATTGTCCATCTAAATTTCTTTAGATGTGGTCACACAAGGGAGATAAATAATATTATCATAATTGCCATATCTCCCTTCTCTATTCTATTGACAAAAATATCTGTTACGAGTGAGCAGATTTAAAATCACTGATTCAAAAAGTGGGAAGTACGAGTGACTTCCCAAATAACTTACGAAATGAGTTTAGCCGTGATATCTCAAATAAAAACGGCAATTATAACAATCCAAGAAAACTGTATTTTAATGGAATTGTTAATCTCTATATTCTCTTTAAGGAGGATTAAACAATGAAAGAAACTAATATTTATGATTCAATTAATGGAGACACATTATGCCCTGTATGTTTTGAGAATCGTTTCTGGTTAAAGTTTTATTGTGGGAAAACAATATTATGGTGTGCTGATTGTGGACATTGGATAGAGATATAGTTTATAAAAACAATAACACACAACGAGAGCAATATATCGGAACAAGCGTGTTCCTCTTTCTAAATATTTCACTATCGCTCAATATTTAGGATTTGATTATTAATTTAAAGGAGGTTATTTTACATGAATAATAATATTTTTCAAACTTCTAGCCTTAATATTGTTGCTTGGTTAATGACTAAGGGATATGATGTTAAAGATCAAAAGAAAATAAATAATAATACAATATTTTACTTTGAAAGAGATGATAATCTCCAATCTGCAATAAATGAATACAATAATAATATTCCACTAAAAGAGTTTATTTCTAATTTTAGAAAAGTAAAAATGATGATCAAGACATTATAAGTCTTTTTCACTTTACATGATTATTTTACAAGGAGGGTAGTTGACATTGGAAAGACAAAAGGAAATAAACATATTAAAACAGAAAATAACCGAATTCTCTCAATATGCTGTTCAACTGTATAAAGATGAAAGTGGTTCAAATATTGATGGATTTGAAGTAAGTACATATATAAAAGATAATAGTAAAATAAAATGGAATAGTAGTGCTCATTTTACAAAAATATATGATGGGATGGTGAGGAAACTAATGGAGCAAGGAAAAATTGATTTATTAGAATTAGGTTTGATAACTCTGTTGGCTACTTACGCAAACTATGAAAATAATGAGTTAATGTATGAAGAAAAATATATGACTCAAAAAGATATTATTAAGGTAAGTGGTTTGGGGAGAAGTAAAGTATCTTTAATGTTAAACAATTTAATAGAACAAAATATTTTATTTGTTAAAAAACATCCAAAAGATAATAGAAATAACATTTATTATATCTCTCCTTCTTTGTTCTTTAAAGGTCAAAATATCAGTAAAGAAGAAAAACAATTCGCAACAGAGAACAGGGTTAACGTGTAGATACTTATAGAGCAAAATCAATAACTGTGCTTATGTAGAAACATTTTTAAGGATTTTTATGTACGTAATACGGACATAAAGTGGTTAAAATAGGGTCGTTTTTGATAGTTATGTTCGTAATACGGACATGACTTAAAAGTGTTATGTAACAAGGGTTACATGGTTTATAGTGCTATATGGGAGTTTGGAGTCCTTAGTCGATGAAGGACTATAAGTGAAATAAATATTAATGAGGTTTTATATTGTCAAAATCAAAAGATGAACTTTATATTATTGGTGTAGATTTTAAAAACAATAGAGATAAATACAAAATACTTTTAAAAACCAATAATCCAGAATGGAATGATTTGAATTGCCTTCACGGTTATCCTTTTAAGAGTGGTGAAGCATGGAGACAATTTACAAAAAAGAAACAGGACAAAGATGGTACATTAAAGAAACAAAATATTGTTAAGGATGAGATTATTGATAAGAAATTATCAGACGTACAAATGCAAGAAATTAATCTCAAAAAAGAGCGTGTAAAACTCCAAGATTTAAGAACATCCATAAATAAAGACATAAGGCTCCTTGCCCGTAAAGAGTCTTTAAATGACTTGATTAAGGAGTCAATTAAAGATTTAAAACCATTGGTGTTTATTGAACCAAAACATACATATGGCGAAGATAATGAAATGGTCGTGCAAATCAGTGATTGTCATTTTGGTTTAACTGTTGATAATGAATTTGAGAAATATAATGAGGATATTTTTCTTAAAAGGTTAGCAAGTTACACTTTGCAAATTATTGATATTAAGAAGAAAGAAAAGATTAATAAATGTCATTTATGCTTCTCAGGAGATGCCCTTAGTGGCCTGATTCATGAAACCATCATTAGAAATAATCAATATGGAATTGTTGAACAAACTAAAAGATTTTCAGAATACATGTCTAAGTTTATTGAGAAACTGAGTAATCATTTTGAAGAGATTGTTGTTCATTTTGTAACTGGAAATCACTCTCGTAACAGTGAATTCAAAGATAAGGCAGAAAATAAAGATAGATATGAGAATTTTGTATTGGAATTTATGGAATTAAGAACTTCAAATTTGAAAAATGTTAAGTTTGAGAAATCTATATTAGATAATACAATTGCTGAATTTTATGTCAATGGCTTTTATAGTGTACTTTCGCATGGAGATAATGATGTGCCGAAGTCTACTCATGGTAGGTTTTTATCATTGTTAGATAAGAAACCTATATTTGTGTTTTTAGGTCATAGGCATCGTTTTGAAGTAATTACTGTAGACAAATGTAAAGTTATTACAGGTGGAGTTTTTGTTAACTTTGATGAATATTCGACCAATCATAGATATGTTGGCGAGGCAAGTCAAACGGTTACTATTATTGGTGAACAAGGGTTTATTTGTGCTTATGATTGTTTGATTTAATAATAAAATTTGAAGGGTAATATATACATATGGAAATATTAATGCCAACTGATAAAATCATAGATGAGATGAAATTAACATCTGCAATTAGAGACCGTCGCATTTTCATAAATGAAATTATAGACACTGATATTGCATTTAAGACAGTTTATTATCTAGATAGAATTGTTGCTTTAGATAATAAATCTAATATACCTATGTCTAAAAGAGAATGTATAGAAATACTTATAGATTCGCCTGGAGGTAGTATTAATTCAGGTTTAAGTATAATTTCAAAGGTGGAGGAACTAAAAGACATGGGATATAAGATTATTACAACAAATCAAGCATCATCTGCATCTATGGCATTCATGCTATTAATTGTTGGATCTGAGCGTAGAGCATATAGATATAGTTACGCACTTGCCCATCAACCATCGACTTGGATGGGAGGCGTATTACAAGAAATAGAAGATGAAGTTACTGAATTAAAGAGATTGTGGGATTTAATGAAAATGTTGATTATGAAGTATACTAAAATCCCAGAATCAAAATTAGATGAAGTTAAAAGAGAAAAGAAAGATTGGATACTTACGCCTTCTGAATGTTTGGATATGGGATGCATTGATTATATCATGTAGATAATTAGTAAAATAATTTAAATAATAGGAGAATAATAATATGTGCGATAATTGTAAAGAAACAAAGCAAGAAGAATTAACAACTGAATCACCTGAAACAGACAAAGAATCAAAATCACCTCTAGACGACATACTCATGTTCACAGAACCATTTTCTATCTCAACGGACAATTTAGAAAATGATGCTGATGTTCAAATTGATAAAGATGAATTTATCAAAGGTATGAAAGATGCTAGTTATTTTTCTGGAATGTATACTTGTTTTATTAATTCTGGATTTAATATGGAAGATGCAATTAGTATAATCATGAACAAAATGAATGTGGATCATAATATTCTGATGTCACGCATTCAGACAGATGGTAGTATAGAGGTTTCTAAGAATAGTGTTTTGATAAAAGAGAAGGATATGCTTTAAATATTATAATTATTTCAAATCTAATATTACAATAATAAAATTAAAATAAATATAAAGGTAGGAACATAAAATGCGTGTATTTTCAACTCAAGCTATGTGGGATAAAAAAGAAGAACAATGGTATGAAGTATTTTCAGTTGATGGAGAGCAATGTTCACAGGAGGAATATTTTAGGGAATTGGAAACTGAGCAATGTTTGAAAATTGATGAATGTGAGAATGTAGAAGAAATTCACGATGAAGATTGTACTTGTCCAGATTGTCAAGAAAACCGTAAAATGATTTATCTTGCAGAAGCAGTTAAATTTATGTTTGAAAATGAATTGTGTCCTAAACATGTTTTTGAATTGCTTGGAGATATTTATGATAAAGCAAATTATGAAGGATATGAAGAGGGATATGCGGAAGCAAAAGAGGATATGAGAGAGTGGTTGGAGGATTAGGTTATATAATAAGTCGTTAAAATCTAAGTTTTATTTTGTTAATTAGTAATATTTTACAGTAGATAGAGGGCATTTCTTTATTAGAAATGTCTTTTCTTGTGTTGTAAAAATACAATGCAAATTTATGATTGAAATGAGGTGAAATTAAGTTGATAAAAGAAAAAGATGATACGAGGTATGTCTACATTTATAATCCTTTCCAAGCATCATTCTATGCCTCTAAAGGGGTAATGATGTTGGAGACGGGAACTCATCCTACCACTAAGAAAACGTGGTATCGTTTTGGTTACGATAGTAGTCTGGAAGCATATCGGGAGTGGTGTTCTAGGAACAGATAGTATTTATGTTTGAGAAAAATAAGTTGAGAAAGAAGGATGATATTATAATGGAAAACAATAATTTAGTAGTATTAAATGAAGTATTTATAATTAGTGAGCAAATTATTCTAGGAAAAACTTTTAGAATTTATGGTGATTTTAGTAATCCATTATTTATGGCAAAAGAAATAGCAGAATGGATTGATCATAATAAACCTTCAGAAATGATAGATAATATTGATAATGATGAAAAGCAGAAGGCGATAGTATCGCACTCAGGTCAAAAGCGCGAAATGTGGTTTCTTTCAGAGGATGGTATGTATGAAGTTCTTATGCAAAGTAGAAAACAAATTGCTAAATATTTTAAGAAAGAAGTTAAAATAGTTCTTAAATCCATTCGTAAAAACGGTGCATATATGACTGAAGAAGTAATAGAGAAAACTCTAACTGATCCTGATTTCATAATTCAATTAGCCACTCAACTTAAGGAAGAAAGAATTAAGCGTATTGCTTCTGAAAATAAAATAAAGAAACAAGAATTGCTTATAGCAGAACAAAAACCTAAAGTTGAAATGGCAGATAGATTGTTTATTTGTGATGCAGAAGTTAATATTGGAGAAGTAGCAAAATTGTTTAATGAGAAAATAAGAAAAGGTAAATCGATTGGGCGTACTAAATTGTTTGATATTTTAAGAGATGAAGAAGTATTAATGGTTTATGGTTCAGAGAAAAACAATCCTAGACAGAAATATATTGATAATGGATGTTTTGTGCTGAAGACTAGTACATTTGATAATGGTTATGGTGGTACGAAATTATCATCTACAACTAAAGTAACACCAAAGGGGATAAATTGGTTGTGGAATTTCTTGATTAAAAAAGGATACATAATTATTGATGATATTTTGGTTAGTGGCGAAGAGGATTAAGTTTTATTGTTTTGTGTCTAAATAAATAATATTTTGTAAATTATAAAACGCTTGAGCAATCAGGCGTTTTCTGTGTGGATTTAAATTGTGTTTAGATTATGCCTAGTCTTAATTGACTAGGTTTTTATGTGAACATAATTATTAATTTTGTTCATTGGAAGATAGGTTTTTTGGGAGTCATGATCCCATCTCTGCACCCTATCTTCTATTTACTTTTTAGTGGTTGGTTTTAGTTAGTGCAGAGGATTATATAATTTGCAGAAAGAAGGGGTTAAGGATGATCAAAGGAAAAGAAATTGAAAATGTTAGCGGTATTTATAAAATAATTAATTTAGTAAATGGTAAATTTTATTTAGGAAGTAGCAATAATTGTCATCAGAGATGGATGGAGCATTTAAGTGATTTAAGAAGAAACTGTCATCATTCTATTCATTTTCAAAGAGCGTGGAATAAATACGGTGAAGAAAATTTTATTCATGAAATAATTGAAGTAGTAGAAAATATTGAACTTATAATAGAAAGAGAACAATATTGGTTAGATAATCTACAACCTTATCTTAAAGATAAAGGATATAATATTTGTTCAATTGCTGGAAAAACTACAGGATTTAAACATTCTGAAGAAACAAAACAATTACTAAGTGAAAAAGGAAAAGGTTTAAAAAGATCAAATGAAACAAAACAGAGAATAAGTGAAGGTTTAAAAGGTATAAATACATGGACTAAGGGAGTAAAACAAAGTGAAGAACATATTAAGAAAAGATTTGAAAATTTAATAGGAGTACCTAGACCACAAGAAGTTAAAGATAAAATCAGTATGAAAACATTAATGTTTAGTAAAGATAATGAATTTATAAAAGAGTATTTTCCTATAAGTTCTGCAAAACAAGATGGTTTTGATCCAAGTGCAATTGTTAAGTGTTGTAAAGGAAAATTAAAGTATTATAAAGGTTATATTTGGAAGTATGGAGATGAAAACATTGCCTAGAACTAAATCAACAACAAAACAACCACATATTCCTAAAAAGGAATTAAATTTAACTTGTGCGTCTTGCACGGATTTAAAAAATGAAAGAGAATATTATGTAAGTTACAATATAATTCATTCATCTGGACGTATCCCATACTGTAAATCGTGTCTGAAAAAAATGATATGTGATGATAATGGGAATGTTACTTTAGATAAGCTACAGTCAACGTTGCAATTGATTGATAGACCATTTATTTTTGATCTTTACAAAATATCACTAGAAGATAAGTCAGATACTTTTGGTGCGTACATGAAAAACTTATGCTTAAAGCAAAACAGGGAATTAACATGGAAAGATTCTGTTTTTAGGCCACAATTAAATAGTGAGTTAAATTATGATAATTCATTAGACCAACAGAATATAAGCAATAATAATTCATCGAAACAACCTAATTTCAATCTTACAGATGAAATAGTTGAAAAATGGGGATTTGGATACCAACCAGAGGAATATAATTATTTTGAAAAGAAGTGGAATAAACTTATAGATAATTATGGCGAAAAAACTTCTTTTCATATAGAAGGATTAATAACGTATATCCGCTTTAGAGTTAAAGAAGAACTTGCTACTGCTAGAGGAGATGTAAAAGAGGCAAAAGAATGGGCTT